CCGTGCATCACGCCCCTTCAAAGCCGTACAGAATGCGACTAAAGGTCTGGCAACCGACATCCGCCAGACACAGGACAGCATCCGCGATCTGGATGTGCAGTCCGGCAAAATCGACGGTTTCCGCCAGACCAGCGCGCAGCTGGCCGTCACGCAGCAGAAGCTGAAAAACGCCAAAGCCGAGGCCGAGGCGCTCGCCGTGGCGTTTCGCAACACCGCCCGCCCCACCGCACAGCAGGCGCGCGAGCTGGAAAAAGCCAAACAGGCAGCAGCCGCGCTGCAGACAAAATCCAACTCGCTGCGCCTGTCGGTGCAGCAGCAGCGCGACGCGCTGGCGGCGGCGGGCATTTCCACGCGTAATCTGAGCAGCGAGCAGCGGCGACTGAAAGAGGCCGCCGCGCAGGCAACGCAGAACCTCAACAGGCAAAAGCTGGAGCTGCAGCGCCTCAACGCACAGCAGGAGCGGCTCAACCGCGTCAGCGAGCGCTACCGGCGCGGGCAGGAGTTATCCGCGAAGGTGCGCAACGGTGGCGCGGCCGCGTTTGCCGGTGGCACGGCCGCGCTCTATGCCGGCAGTCGGTTAATGGCACCAGAAATCCAGACGCAGCACAGCGGTGGGCTGATTGCCGCCCGCCAGGGCGAAAGTGCAGCTAAGGGTGGCGAGTACACCGCAGCCATTCAGCGCATCAACGCCTCGGGCGTCAGCGGCGACATCGAGCAGATCACCGAGGCGGTGTCGGCGGTGCGCAGCACCCTCGGCACGCTGGGTAACGTGGGCGAAGCCGAGTTAGACCGCATCACCCGCAAGGCGCTGGATATGCAGTCCACCTTCAGCACTGACACCGCCGAGAGCATCCAGATTGCCGCGATCATGATGAAAAACAAGCTGGCGGCCAACAGCGACGAGGCGCTGGATTTAATTGTTTCCGGCATGCAGCGCGTGTCGGCGAGTATGCGCGGCGAGATGCCCGAGATTCTGCACGAGTATTCGACGCACTTCCGCAATATGGGATTCACCGGCGCGGAGGCGATGTCGCTGCTGGTTGATATGTCAAAGCAGGGCAAGTTTGCACTCGACAAGACCGGCGACGCGATTAAGGAGTTCAGCATTCGCGGTTTGGATATGTCGAAAAACAGTGTTGCCGCCTATCAGGAAATCGGCCTCAACGCCGGGAAGATGTCGCGCGATATTGCCAGCGGCGGTGATAAAGCCCGTGCGGCCATGCAGAAAACCGCGAAAGGGCTGCTCGCCATTAAAGACCCGGCCGCGCGGGCAAACGCGGCGATTTCCCTGTTCGGCACACCAGTTGAAGACTTGTCCGTTGACCAGATACCGGCGTTTCTCGGCGCGCTGGCGGGCGTGAAAAACCAGCTCGGCGACGTCACCGGCGCGGCCGCGCGCATGGGCGACACGCTGCGCAATAACCTGTCGGGCGACGTGGCGAAACTCAAGGGATCGTTTGAGGGGCTGCGCTTTAACGTCTTTAAAGGGATGGATAACCATCTTCGCGTGATGACCAAAAGCGCGACGAAATGGATTGAAAAGCTAGATGCGTGGGTGACGAAAAATCCCACCCTGACGGCCAATCTGGTGATGGTGACCGGCGCAATTGCCGGAGTCGCGGCGGTGCTCGGCGGTGTCGGGCTGGTTGTCTGGCCGGTGATGATGGGCATCAACGCGCTTATTGCGGGCGCGGGCATGCTGAGCGTCGGATTCAGCATCGCCGGTGGCGCGATTGTCACGGCGCTCGGCGCAATCACGCTGCCGGTGCTGGCGATCGGCGCGGCTATCGTCGCCGGTGCGCTACTGGTTCGCAAATACTGGGAGCCAATCAGTGCCTTTATGTCGGGCGTAGCCGCAGGCTTTACCGCCGCGATGGGTCCGATTGGCGAGTCGTTTGGCTCGCTTAAGCCGCCGTTTGAATGGCTGGGCGGCAAGGTGAAAGAGCTGTGGGAATGGTTCGGCCGCCTGCTGGAGCCGGTGAAGTCCACGCAGTCTGAGCTGGCCTCGGCCGGTGATATGGGCAAGAAGTTCGGCAACATGCTGGCCGAGGCGCTGAAAATTCCGGGCGAAGCGCTAGACCAGCTGCGCGGCGGCATCGACTGGGTGCTGGAAAAGCTCGGCGTTATCGACACCAAATCCAGCGGCATTAAAGACAAAGTGCCGTCACCCGATCCGCTGGCGACCGGCGGCGCGGGCGTGGAAACCAACGGGCTTCAGTACAGTCTGGCAACGGGTGGCGCGCCGTATCGCCCGGTGTCAGCGCCTTCTGGCGGTGGCGGCTTTACCGACCGCAGCCAGAACACCTATCAGTATGAAATCAGGATGCACGAGGGCATGACCAAAGACGATGCGCTGGCGCTCATGGCGCAGCATCAGGCGAAAGAGCAGCGCAACCGGCAGGCGCAAAACCGCAGCAAAATGGGCTGGGAGGATTAACCGATGATGATGATTTACGGCATGATGCCGTTCATGCGCCAGACGCTGCCGTATGGCGAGCTGCAGCAGAACATCGACTACCGCTGGCCGACAAACAGCCGTATCGGGCAGCGACCGGCGGCGCAGTTTATCGGCGTGGGTGACGAGAAAATCACGCTGTCGGGTGAGCTGCGCCCGGAGATTACCGGCGGCGCGGTTTCACTGATGACCGTGCGCCTTCTGGCCGATCAGGGTATGGCGTGGCCGCTGATTGGCGGCAGCGGCATGATTTACGGCATGTACGTGATCGAGAGCATTTCGAGCGCGCACAGCGAGTTTTTCCCCAACGGCGCGGCCAGCAAAATCATGTTTACCCTGAACCTAAAGCGCGTGGATGAGTCGCTGACTTCAATGTTTGGCGACCTGAAAAAGCAGGCTGACGGGCTGATTGGTGGCGTGAGCAATCTGCCAGGACAAATCACCTCGGCGATCGACAGCGCCAAATCAGCGGCCGGGAGCCTGATTTCACATGCGGGAGGGTTGTTCGGATGACCGGCATCAGTGGCTTACCGGTGCAGGCAGGCGCGCGCCTGACGCCGGATTTTTTACTTAAGGTGAACTCTAAGGATGTAACCACCAACCTGCGCGACCGGCTGCTCTCGCTGACGCTCACCGACAATCGCGGCTTTGAAGCTGACCAGCTCGACATCGAGCTGAACGACGCCGACGGCAAGCTGGCAATGCCGGTGCGCGGCGCTGAGCTGTCGCTGTTTCTTGGCTGGAAGGGACAGGCACTGGTCGGCAAAGGCACGTTTACCGTAGATGAGGTGGAGCACCACGGCGCGCCGGACACGATGACTATCCGCGCCCGCAGCGCCGATTTTCGCGGCTCGCTCAATTCCCGTCGCGAGGTGTCTTATCATGACACCACGCTCGGCTCGATCGTTGAGCAGATTGCCGGACGCAACAACCTGAAAGCCATGCTGGCCGACGGCTTTGCCACCATCGTGGTGGCGCATATCGACCAGACGCAGGAAACCGACGCGAAGTTTTTAACCCGCCTTGCCACGCTGTATGGCGCAGTGGCGGCTATTAAGACCGGGCGACTGCTGTTTATCCGGCCGGGGAACGGCGTCACGCTGAGCGGCAAGCCCATTCCGCAGATGACCATCACGCGCAAAGACGGCGACCGGCACAGTTTCAGCATTGCCGATCGCGGCGCGTACACCGGCGTTTCGGCAAGCTGGCTGCACACCAAAGACCCGAAGCCGAAGAAAGTGAAGCTGCAGCGCAAAACCAAAGTGCAACAGCAAAGCACCGTGGCACACCCGGACGCGAAGAAAACCAGCGCAAAGACGGACAAGCCAATAGAGGCAAAAGAAGGCAACTATCTGGAAGGCAGCGAAGATAACGTGTTCACGCTGACGACGGTTTTTTCCAGCCAGAAAACCGCGATGAGTGCGGCAAAGGCCAAGTGGGAGAAGTTGCAGCGCGGCGTGGCGGAGTTCTCGCTCACGCTGGCAATGGGGCGTGCTGACCTTTATCCGGAAACGCCGATTAAAGTTAGCGGCTTTAAGTCAGTGATCGATGCGCAGCCGTGGCTTATCAGCAAGGTGACGCACAACCTGAGCAGCGGCGGTTACACCACGCAACTGGAATTTGAGGTGCTGCTTTCGGATGTTGAATATCAGTCAGTGCAAGAGGGTGAAACGGAAACCGGCTAATTAGGCTGTAATTTGCAAACTGCGATTTGCTTATTCAAAATTAGTCTTCGTCGCCCTACTCTGCCCGTAAGGATTTCAACATGATGCATTGCCCGCTATGCCAAACAGCTGCGCATGCCAAGAGCAGCCGTTATGTTTCCAAGGAAACCAAAGAACGTTATCACCAGTGTCAAAACATCAATTGCAGCTGCACTTTTAAAACACTTGAATCAATTGCAGGAATTATTGTTTCGCCCGGCCAAATTAACAAAGTTCCGCTCTACTCCAATCAACAACATCAGCCTTCCCTGCTTCACTAATCTAGCCCGCGATGCGGGCTTTTTCATGTTTACTTTCTGAGAATCAAACATTGAATACTGTATTTACATACAGTATTTTAGCCTGCATTTTTATTATGGAGGCAGGTTATGGCGATCAGGAAGCTCAGCACGGGCAAATGGCTTTGCGAGTGCTATCTCAATGGCAGAGAGGGTAAACGCGTCAGAAGGCAATTCAAAACCCGCGCCGAAGCCATTGCCTTCGAGCAGTACACGTTAGACGAAAGCAAAGCCAAACCTTGGCTGGCAGAGAAGGAAGATAACCGACGCTTAAGCGAGTTGATTGACCTCTGGTATAACTTGCACGGCCGCTCACTCAGCGATCGCAAAGGACGCCTGGGTAAACTCAACATCATCTGCAATGGCCTGGACAATCCTATCGCTGCCAACATTACGGCAAAAGATTGGGCGCACTATCGTAATAGCCGGTTAGAAGGGAAAATCGAGAACGGCTATAAAACCAGTGCTAAATCTTTGAAGGTGTCACCGGGCACGGTTAATTGCGAGCACGCCTTTTTACGCGCCCTATTTAATGAGCTGGAACGTCTCGGCGAAATTGCCTACCCCAACCCACTCAAAAACATTCGCTTATTCGAGCAACCCGAAAAAGAAATGGCTTGGTTGACTGAGACGCAAATTAAAAAACTATTCGCGGCTTGTGAAGTGCATGGCAATCCGCAACTGACATTGATTATTAAGATATGCCTCTCAACCGGTTGTCGTTGGAATGAAGCTGCAGCACTTAAAGCTTCGCAAATATCCCCGCTCAAAATCACGTTCATAAATACCAAAGGCAAACGCAATCGCACCGTCCCGATTAGCAAAGAGCTGCACGACGAGTTGAAGGATAAAGAAGGCAAGTTTTTCGAAGAGTGTTATCGCCAGTTCTATCGGGTGATTCGTCTTGCCGGAATCGAGCTGCCAGAAGGTCAAATGAGCCACGTTCTGCGCCACAGCTTCGCCAGCCACTTCATGATGGCCGGTGGCAACATACTTGTCCTGCAGCGCATCCTTGGTCACTCGGATATACGTGTCACCATGCGTTATGCCCACTTCGCGCCTGATCATCTTGAAGACGCTATTCACTGCAATCCATTGGCGATCATGGCCGGGAAAAGTGGCGGCAAAATGGCGGCGGAGGTTGTCACAGGGTAGAACACGGTGTAACAGGGTGGGCAATAACTCATTGAAAAATAGATAATTTATTGATGCTAAACAGTAAACAAAAAAAGACCGAATACGATTCCTATATTCGGTCCAGGGAAATGGCTCTTTGAGAGCCGTGCGCTAAAAGTTGGCATTTTTGCAGGCGAGGACGCCTTGCCATTTAAAGGTAGACCAGGATTGAGGGTTTTCCAGCCAATCCACAGGTTTGATACGCAAAGGTGACAACTCTGTGATCGGAGTGACAGAACGAGAAAGCAAGCGTAGCGGCAGAATTGTGCGCTACGCCTGAGAATATAGGGATTACTTACCGCACAGTTGCTGCGCGCGGTCGATGATCGGTTGCAGACTCATTTTCTGGCCTGGATGGGCTTTATC